ATCGAACAATGCCAAAAGATGTTCAGATACTCGGATCAGCCGAACGGCTGCATAAACGAAACATATCTGAAAAAACTAATCAATTCTATAGGATATACCAATATGAAAACACATTAAGGTTCCCATATTATACCGCTGATGGTGTAATAAAGGGAGTCAAGATCAAAACAAAGAAAAAGGACTTTCGATATGAAGGGTCTTCTACTGATACTCTGTTTGGTCAGCATTTATTCCCTAGTAGTGGTAAACGCATCATTGTTTATGAAGGGGAATTAGATGCAGCTTCAGGTTATGAAGCGATGTCAGGCTGGCCTCATGTATCATTACCTCATGGAGCACAATCCGCAAAAAAGGATTGCCAAAAACAAATACCACTATTTCAAGGATATGAAGAAATTATTCTATTCTTCGATAGCGATGATCAAGGCCGCAAAGGAGCTGAGGACGCAGCTAGCATCCTCCCTGCAGGCAGAGTCAAGATTGCACGCTGTGAGGGGTACAAAGATGCCTCCGAAGCGTTACAAGCGAACGATGCTGAAGCAATTCGTAAGGCTATTTGGGATGCAAAACCATACAGACCAGATGGGATCGTCGAGGGGAAGTCACTACTACAGATAGTTACTACACCACAAGCACCACATGACCATGAATATCCCTTCCGAGGACTTAACGAAAAATTACACGGGATCCGGTATGGAGAACTTACAACGTTTACTGCTGGATCTGGCAGCGGAAAGACAAGCATCATCCGTCACATTGCAACTGACTTACTGGAAAAGGGAGAATCAGTTGGGATCTTGGAGCTTGAAGCAAGTAACAGACGAACAGCCCTAGGATTAATGTCCACAGCTGTAGGTAAAAACTTACATATTGGAGAACATGAAGAATCAGAACTCAAAGAAGCTTTTCATAATTCCATTGCTAATTGGAATCTTTACTTGTTTGATGGCTTTGGTTCTTTTGACCCGGACATTATTTTCAATCGGATCGAATACCTTGCCTGTGGACTGGACTGTCGTGTTATATTCCTAGATCACCTTAGTATATTACTGAGTGGCCTTGATGGGGATGAAAGACGCATGATAGATCAGACCATGACTAGATTACGATCACTTGTTGAACGAACAGGAATAGCCTTATTTTTAGTATCACACTTGCGGAGGGCAAGTAATGACAAAAACAGTCACGAAGAAGGAGGAAGAGTTAGTTTGTCCTCACTTAGAGGATCTCACAGCATTGCTCAAATATCAGATCAAGTCTGTGCCCTCGAAGTCGATCAGCAAACCAGCGATCCTAGAAAACTTACGACTGTTAGAGTCCTTAAAAATCGCTATTCAGGCGAAGTTGGAGTAGCCTGTCAATTAAGCTATGATTTAAACACTTGCAGATTTATCGAACATGAAATTACGCCCGAAACAAAATTCGATCCAGCAAAAGACTTTTGAATATATAGAGTACTATGGTGATAATAATTTAGAATTACATAAACCTAACCCACCTAGTAAAGAAGCGATAGAACGTGCCAAGTTCAAAGACAGAACCTATGTCTGGAGTCGGGACAATAGTGTTCGATCTCGAAACAAACGGACTGCTTAAAGATGCCACACGTATTCACTGCATTGCGATCCACTGGGAAGACGACAATCGCACCGAAACATTTAATGATGAGAAGTATTCCACAGGTGAATTCGATATTAAGGAGGATGCGCCGATGGGCAGCAACTACTCCATTACTACAGGAATCAGTTGGCTCGAAACTGCTGACTTTCTTGTCGGTCACAATATTATCGGGTTTGACATTCCTATTATTAAGCGGCTCTACCCTTGGTTCAATCCTCGGGGCACTATTGTTGATACTCTTTTGCTATCTCGCTTATATCATCCGGATCTACTCGATATAGATAAGAGACACAACTGGAAACACATGCCACTACAGTTATATGGCAGGCATTCTCTTGAAGCATATGGATATAGACTATCTGAATTCAAAGGGAACTTTGCAAAAACCACCGATTGGAAAGAATGGTCTCAAGAAATGCAAGATTACTGTAAACAAGATGTTGCGGTTACCACCAAACTATGCAAACACTTCCACAAATACCTGAATGGGTCTCGCTAGAACATCAGGTAGCACAAATACTCACTGAACAGGAACTCCATGGATGGCGTTTTGATGAACATGCTGCACAGCAACTTGAATCTGCTCTCAGAACTGAGTATGAAAAGACTACTCAGATACTACGAGACAGGCACCCTTACGTCGCAGGACAGGAATTTACTCCTAAAAGAAATAATAGCCGCCAAGGGTACTTCGAAGGCTGTCCACTTACAAAGCTAAAGGATCTAAACCCTACATCTAGGGATCATATAGCATGGATATTACAAACACACTATGGTTGGACTCCTACATTAATGACCTTGAGCACAAAAGATCTCGAGGAAGACAAGAGGAAACCAATCATAGACGAGACAGTCCTGAAGGATATTGGGACGGATATAGCTCTCCATTTCTTGCGTCTTCTCGAACTGACGAAGATGTTAGGAATGATATCAGAAGGCGTGAACGCATGGCAGAAGCTTGTTACGAAATCTAGAATACACCACCATTGTTCAGTAGCAACCGCTACATTTAGATGCGCCCACCGTACTCCGAATCTCGGACAAGTGCCTAGTGATGAAAGATTTCGACGTTTATTTACTGCTTCGCCAGGTTTACGATTGGCTGCTGCTGATCTTTCTGGTATCGAGCTTCGGATGCTCGCTCATTATCTGGCACGATTTGATGGAGGCAGATATGCTAAGATCCTTACCACCGGAGACATTCACCAGACGAATGCTGACAAAATTGGATGCACTCGCTCCCAAATAAAAACAATCAGCTATGCCTTTCTTTATGGGGCGGGCGATATTAAGATTGGACATTCCTATGATAAACAACTTTCACAATCGAAAGCTAGAAAGAAAGGTAAAGAGATTAGAAAAGCTTACATCGAAGCCATTCCAGGTCTTAAAGAACTTCTGGAAGGCGTACACGAAGCTAGTGAGAGAGGGTATGTCTTCGGCTTAGATAAAAGAAAAATAAAAGTAGATAAGAAACATAAAAGTTTAAACTACCTTTTGCAAGGGTCGGCTGCAATCGTAGCGAAAAAATGGATGGTTACCACTCATGACCATATCAAAAAAATGGGTTTACACTGTCACCAGCTCGCTTTTATTCATGACGAGCTGCAGTTTGAATCTAAACCAGAACATGTTGATGATCTCAAATCTCTTCTTGTTCTCTCCGCTGCTGAGGCAGGAGAAACCCACTAATGTATGAAAATTTTATGCGATGCAGACTTTATTGTCTATAAAGCGTGCGCTGCCGCAGAAACTGAAGTTGATTTTGGTGACGATGTTATTCTTGTCACTAGCAACTTTCGTGATGCATACGGAGCCGCAAAGAGGGAACTTACCAAACTTGAAAACAAACTTGGGTCATTCTCTTCTATGATACTGTTCTTTTCTGACAGTGTAAATTTCAGAAAAAAAATTCTACCCGAATACAAGGGTCATCGTAATCGAAAAAAGCCTTGTGGTTATAAACGTGTTATCAATGCTCTTGCAAAAGAGTATAAAGTGATACGGAAAACAGGGCTTGAAGCTGATGATGCCATGGGCATTTATGCCACTAAATATCCAGGAAATATTATTGCCTCACCTGATAAGGATATGAGACAAATCCCTGGCCAACTATACAACTTTGATGAAGTATTCACAATCGACAAGGAAGCAGGAGCAGCTTGGCATCTTATCCAGTCTGTTTCTGGAGATCAAACTGATGGATATGGTGGAGTCCCTGGAATCGGCGTCAAAAGAGCAGAAACTCTCTTCAAAGAAAGGGGATATACTTGGAAAGCAGTAGTTGAGGCATTTAAAGAAAGAAATCTAACAGAAGAAGATGCTTTAGTAAATGCTCGGTTAGCTAGAATCTTAACAGCTGATGATTATGACTTTGACAGAAAAGAACCTAAATTATGGACCCCCTCCTCCAGTTACAGAGTTAACTATGGAGCAGGATCTAAAGCTAAGGCAGCTTGAAATTAGACTAAACAGTGGCGAGGTTGATATGAAAGATATCGTCACTGTCTTTTTAGCCATGCAGAAACAAAACTTTGTCATGGGAAATTCAATCAAAAATTTAATTGCCAATTGGCCAAATGAAAAAATCGTTTTTATCGGAACAAGCGAAGGAATTCCGATCTAAATACAAAATTAAAAACTCTATCTCACGAGATAGCCGTGCATATCAAAAGAATTTAATTGCTGAAGAATTCAATGAATTTGTAGAGGCTGATGATGATATGTTTAGGGTTGGCAGCCCGCCTAAAGAAGCTTGTTTAAAAGAGCTTGCTGATTTAGTATATGTATGCTATCAGTATGCTGAGAACCAAGGATGGTTCTTAGATGAAGCATTAGATAGAGTACACAAAAGCAATTTGTCCAAACTCGGAGCGGACGGTAAACCCATATACCGAGAAGATGGAAAGGTTCTTAAAGGACCTGGATATAAACCACCTGATCTATCGGACTTATTTTAAAATGAAGGCAGAACTTATATCTCGCACGGGGCGGGTCCAATCATGGTTGGATAATCCCGAATCTAGACTCCCAGTGAGCTGTACAGTTTTTGTTGTTGAGGACTCCATGGAGGGTTCGGAGGGCATTGAAGCAAGCTGGAGGTTCGTATCTCATGCATTGAGGCATGGGGCAGGGTGCGCTGTACACCTGTCTAAGCTACGGGAACGTGGTCACGAAAACGGTAAAGGACTTACAGCCAGTGGTCCTGTATCATTTGCAAAAATCTACTCTACATTAAATGAAACACTTAGAAGAGGCGGCGTCTATAAGAACGGCGCTGTCGTGGCTCACTTGGATATTGATCATCCCGATATCCTTGAGTTCGTGCGCACTCCTAGAGCTGAACTCCC